CTGTACTTCATCGTCAGTGACGGTGTACCAGTTTAAGGTATCGTAGAAGTAAGTCTGAGATGGGACGATGGTATGTCCTGGTACCACAGCTGGGACTGCAGAGTAAGAGACAGTGCTGGCCCTCACCTTGAACCACACCATGTACAATCCAGGGCCACCTAGGTGGACTCGCTTCCCCGAGAACGTCATCTTGAAGTCATTGCTAGGTTCAAGATAGTAGTTTGGGGTGGGGAAGTAGTCGTCTGTGGCGGGTGAACTCTGGAAGTAGTGTGAAATGTTGTCGGTGGTGACGATCTTTTGTTTGGTGAGTTTGACGTGATATGAGACCCACAGTTCGCCCACTACGGGGTTAGACTGCATACCCACCGTGGCAATGGAGAAGCTACCTAAGTCGTGGAACCTCCGATCCGCGCCATCAGGTACGCCCCCATCATCACGCACATAGAAGCGAGATAGAACATTACGTTGTGCTTTACACTCAACGGGATGTATTGCGCTTCTGCATGCGGTGGTGGAGACTGCAAACTCATATGCCTCCATCTGTTGCTTGTTAGTGAACTTGTTAGTGGACATGACGTCGTACTCAGTCGCCATGATGACAGTACCAAGGGCTGTGTTGGTACTGCCCACCGCTGTGCCACTAGTGGACCTGAACTCGAAGATGATGCCCAATAACTCATACTCTTCGAAGTTCCGTGCCACACCACGCAACCATGGGAATGTGGAAGTCCCCGGGTTGATTGGGAACTCCTGAATCTCAAAGTCTACCGAACCCCTAATGTCCTGAACGAACTCACGGTGGGTGACGATGCACCCGCCACTGTTTCCGTTTGCAAACATAGGTGGACCATTATTGGTCAGAAGAGTGTTCTTCTGTACCTTATAGTCACCAAGTCCGGTGATGCGACCAAACCAGTCGCCAATTTTACCCCCGACGACACCACCCGGTGTGCCGCCAAAGAATGAACCTGCTGCAGTGCCCATTGCACTGGAGAATCCAGGGAATAGCCCCTGGCGCTTCGTGGGTTTCCCCACTCTCGTTGACTTACGGTCAGACCGGACCGTAGTCTTAGAGGATGCCTTCGCTTTACTGCGAGGCATAGTGATGATAACAATTATAAATGAGGTTATCCTTATTATCATCCAGGTCTGAGAAGGCAAAGTCTAAGGTGTAACTATTGTACATGGCCTCTAGGGCCACCTGCTCATCCGGTCTAAAACCGAATGCCAACTCAAAGGAGATGCGTGCGGCATCACTCACCTCCTTGCCTTGTCTATCAAGGCCCTGCGCCATATACTTCATGCCGGACATCTCCGTGTCCTTTGTAATGCGGTTGCCGGAACCGCGTAGCAATGCGCGGTAGAATGCATCGTATATGGGCAGGCCACCAGCGAGTGAGAGTCCACAGAGAGCGATTGCCCTGCGTCTCTTATCGTAGGCTCCTTTCGTGTCAAGTGGCAGCAAACTAACCAGGTCCTTGTCGATACAGTTCCTGGGGTTCCTCGTCATGATGTAATCCTCCCCATCAAATACCGGTTGGCATTGACAGAATTCGAGCTTCTCAAGTACTCGAACAGGAGGTTCCATTACCATTGTAAATCCTAGTTGGAGGAACCATCCGGCCATGTTCTTCACCTTGTGCAGTTCCGCCTCCTCAATTATAAGGACTGAATCGTCCCCATTGTTGATGAGCCTGCTTTTGGTCAACCCACACTCATTAATGTAGGCATAGATCATGGCACAATTGATGATTAT